TATTAAAGCTTATGCCATAGTACCCACTTTCGCTTTTAGGTCTATAGCATTTAGTATAATAGTTTTTAGCCTCTGTTAAGGTATTAAAAGTTTTACTAAAACGTTTTTTATTTACAGTAAATTGTACTCTATAAGTACAGTGTGATTCGTAAATATTTTTAAATATACTCTTACTTACAGGAACAGTGGTTTTAGCCTTTTTAGCCTTTCTTACTTTTTCTTTTTTTAGGTCTATATCGTAAGCATTTATTTTTTCTACTGTCTGTCTGTAGAAGTTACGCCAATTAAGTACTTTAGATTTTACTCTTGTAGAAAATAGCTTATTTATAATATACGTGTCTACCTTTATGGTATTATTTTTATTTTTTTGTCTATTAAGGTATACGGAATAGCAAGTTCTACAGGTTTTACAAGGTACTTCATCAAAGTAATCTTTGCACACATCTGTAAATTCATATAGCTCTTTAGACGTTGTTGTTCCTTTTTTACTGGGATTAAAAGGTGGTTTGTCTGTATTACATAGTTTACACATTACGTTTCCTTATGGTAGTTTTTTATCTGGTTAAAATCTTCGTAGCAGATACCTGCTGGCCATCTTACATCAACATAGTCTTCAAATACCTCGAGGACTATTCCTATGCCTACGCCTCTACCCTATGTGTCAAATTCACTAGGGGTATAGAACTCTTCGTTTTTTACTACACTGTCTCCCGTTTTAAAGGGTACTAGAGGTTCTTTAGTCATTACTGATCCTTTAGCTGTTGTGTTCTTAAGTGTTTTCTTACTGCTCCTACAACTACAGCGATGCCGACAGTAGCATTAGTTAACATATCAAGTAACTCTTGTTTAGACAAACCAATAGCGCCTAAGCGTAGTTCCTCTTCTAAATTCTCTAAAGCGCTTATTTCTAAGGTCAGGTTATCCACTATATCTTTATGCAGTTTTAGGTAGTTAGGTGTTTCCATTGGCTACTCCTGTATTTTGACTATAATATAGTCACTGTGGTTATTATAAAAATCATAGATTTCTAGCCATTCTAATGTCGTATAATCTCTTAAACTTAAAAATTTAGCTAACTCTGTTTTAGTGTTCTCTATATAGTAGTGCATGTATATATTCTCCTTATTTTATTTTACTTTTTGAAGTTCAAATTCATAACTATTAACTATCATAGAACTAGATGCTTTTTTAAACTTATCTAGTTCTAGTTTAGCTTCGAATATGCTGAATAAGGCAGCTTCATAAATAGTAGCAGCTGTAACAGTATCCCATGTCAATTGGTTATTTACAATTTTAGCAAAAAGTTTTACACTACTACCAGCTTTAATATCAGCTTTATGCCTTGCTATAAGTCTATACCTAAATTTGTCCATGTCTAAAAGTTCCTTACAGTTATTTTACATAAATTTTCCATACTTATTTCCTTAATATTAGCTTAAACTGTGTACTTTATGGTTGAAGTGAGTATACAGTTATTTAAAACTTTGTCATTGAAGTATAGAGCTAAAAGTGTACTTTGTTCCTTATTTAGTCCTAAAGCCCTGGCATCCTCATTTACCTTTAAATAGTAGGGTCTGTGCCCTACAGATGCTTATTTACGCGTACGTGTCGAAGTCTGACACTTATTATATTGTGTATAAAACCGTGGTTGCTATCACTTTCGTGCCTACTGGGACTTGCACCCGCTGTAGCAACTAAGGTTTAAAATAGTAGTAAGGTCATGGTGGTTCCTTTGGTTTTGAAATTGGTATAAAACATTATATATAACTAAACAGTAGCTATGTATTTTGCTTCGATTGTAAATTGGGATATAAATATCCAGTCATTTCTTAAATTCTACCAAAACATACTTGCATTATAGTATAAAATATGGTATAATTATTACATCAAATATAAAGGTGTAACAATGATATATAAAAATAACGGTCAAGTAAAATTAGCTTCATTAAGTAAAGAGTTTAAAGAACATTCTTATGCGTCTTTAGTGCCTATGGCTTCAATTAGTGAACAGGCTATACTGACTGAAGATATTAAAACTAATGGTTTAAGAGAGCCTATTATACTGTGGAAAGGGCTAATTGTAGACGGTAGATGTCGACAAAAAGCCTGTATGCTTAATAGAATGCAAATAGCTTATACAGAACTAGTAGATACTTTATCTGATGAAGAAGTGCAAACTATTGTTAAGTCTTTAAATACAAGGCGTAATCTTACTCATGCGCAAAAAGTTATGATTGCTTCTAAAGAATCTATGCAATCTAGTAGTTCTGTAAAGAAACAAGCTAAAGCTTGGGGAATTAGTGAGCTTCTTGTTAAAAACGCTAGATGGATTTGGAATACATATCCTGACATAGCTCAAGAACTATTTGACGGTAAAGGTATAGCTATAGAAGGTAAAGTTACGAATAAGATTACACCGATATATTCATATTTACGTAAGAAAAGTGAGACTGTTGTTACTGATATGCCTGAGTCTCACGGTTGGGTTGATGAGTCTGCTATTAAGACGCAAGCAGGTAAAGAGTGGTATTATGCTCAACTTGGTGCTATTAAGGAACATGGTGATATATACCTTAATCAGTTGTTGGTTGATATGGCTAATAAACAGTTCTTGAAAATAGGTTGAGTATATGCGTATATTAACTTATGAAGCTGAGGTTTTAGGATGCTCTGCAAACCCCTGTTTTACGGGCTATACTCTATGTTAGACTGGCAAATAGTAATTCTTTGTAAGCGTAAATTAATGGAAGGTTTTAGTAGGACTGAGTTATAGAGCGTCCATTAAGCTCCATGCTGGTCAATAGCGTCTATACTATCACTATAAATAGTTTCAAGTATAGTTTTACTAACCAAATCATACTTAAGTATGTCTGGATAGTTATATTTACTATAACGACCAACAACTGCGGATACAGCTTCTTCTATAGATGTGAAGATACTGTTGCGCACATTAGCTTGGATAGTGCTATAACTTGAGTCTTCACCTTCTTCAAGAAGGTAAACTATAACAGGTTGTCGTTCAAACATTAGGTCTCCTTTAGTTGAATTTGTAATTATGTAAAAAGGTAGAGACTATTCAGGTGTACCTTTTAGTAGTCTGCTGCTTTTGTGAGAATAGTTCTTTGTAATTAAAATTGACAGGATATTTCGAAAAATACCCTATAATTCTAATGTTATTAACCTCTTTGTTACTTCAAAACTTTGTCATTGAAGTACAAGCGATTTTTGTACCTAATGGAGACACTCATCTCCATCAGGAATATCTATGTATTCATCCATTACTTTAGATCTCAAAATCCAAGTCATCAGTGTTCTTAACTTTCAATTCTACATTAAGACCTTTATTAACTAGTTTTTCAACTAGTATTTCTTTCTTAACACCTTTAACAGGTGAAATAAAAGCAACTAGGTTCTCACCATCGTTGCTTAATAGTGCAATATAAGAGTCATCCTCTTTTTTTATATCTTCTTTAAATAACGCCATTTTATTGTCCTCCTACAGACTGGAATTTATAACCCTGAGGGTTTCACTCAAGCACGGAGTGCTAAATGTACCGTCGACACTGTACGTATTAGTAAAAAATGTATACCTATAGATAAGTAAAGACAGTGCTAAATAACTATATTAATTACAAGCTTACTTGGTATTTTCAGCTATTATGTAATTTGTACCTTTATAGAGCACAATAATGCCCTCCTAAGAGAGCACTATGTAATCTATATAGTTATAACTATATTTCCTCTTCCTCTACTGGAGCACCTTTCATAACGTCTTCACGAGTAAGTTCTCCAAAACTACTTGCTTCAATGAAATCGTTAGCAGTAACTACATTACCTTTAGCTTTGATTGTTAAATCTACCTTACTAATATTCAACTCTTTAACGATATTAGCTAACACTCTAGTTTCCATTACTTCAGCATAAATATCTTTAATAAGATTAAACATAACTTCTTTATACTGTTCATCAAACATGAATGAATCATGATTAGGTACCACTACAATACCTAGTTTATGTGCTCTAACTACTATTTGTCTTTGTATGTAAGCATCTATGCTATGGATAACCCTAGGTAATAGACCTGCTAAGCTAGTAGATACTTTAAGAGATTTAGTATATACTGTATGGATATGTCTATCACCATCTTTATCTATAGCTTCAACAATATCCTCCATAGTATCTTTATCTTGATCTTTCTTAGTTACATTAGCATATTGAGCTATAGCGCCATCAGGCAGTGTCCAAGTGTATAATTCTTTAGCATTACCTTTCACTAGTTTCTTAAATATAGCCTTAAGAAAGAATATCTCAGGTACAAGATTTTGGAGTATATCTATAAATGCTTCATATAGAGTGTCCTCAGCACCGTATTTTACTCCTTTAGCTATATCTATAAGACCTTGACTTCTATTAGTATAATCAAGTGTTGTAGTACCGTCAAATGGATCTACAATTACCTTAGGGCTACCGTTAAGAATTCTATCTTTACCGGCGTTATAAGCCCATATCATAAATACAGGTTTTATACCATCCTTAGTAAATACGTTAGTATCAAATGTATCATTCATGCTATTAGCTATAATAGTTCTAAAATCTCCAGTCTTAGTTTCTAGTAAACCTACATACTGTGCAAGGTTGCCTGATTTTAACCCTAATGCATACATTTGTAATACACTATTCGTCGCATCATATTTGATAGGGTTATCAATACCTTCTACTTTAACTAAGTCTCTAAATGCATGTGATGTTTGGAAATGCCCAAATTCAGCCATCATATAGTTTCTCCATACGCTATCTCCCATACACTTAACATAGTGCCCATTAGTTTTTCTAGAAGCTTCTACTTGTTCCCATAAAGCATTAATACGTACTTCATCATAACCTTTCAATTCTTCAATATCACAATGATTTTTATATGCTTGTATAAACTCATCACCTGTAAATTCTTTAAATTTATATTTAATACCTTGTACAGTATCTAAATACTCAATAAGTCCTTCACTGAGTGCTGGAGTTTTATAGTACCAGCTAGATTGTGATAGCATTTTATCTTCAGTAATACTTACCTTATCTGTAAATATAGTTTTAGCTTTAAGAAACTTAGATAGCTTAACTAGCTTATTAAAATTAGTGCTACTAAACTCTTTAAGCATGTTATCCGTCCATTTAATCATATGAGTTTTATCAGATATAAATACGTTAATCATGCCCATCTCTGATAGCCCTACGATAAACTGAAACCCTATAGATTGTTTATCTATATCAGATAGTTCAATCTCTTCACAGCTAGAAGGCTTAAATATATCTTTTATAGCTAATGCTTTAGTTATAGGATGTAACACTGCACCTAGTGCTACTTGGTCCCCTTTACTAGATCTTACAAAGCCTTCATACAATGCTTTAAAGGCATTCATCAATCTATTAGGCAGTTTCTTCTTACTACCGTACAATATAGTCTCTATCTGTATATCATGAATAGATAACTTTCTATATTTCCATGCAGCTTTACGTTGTGTAGGGTCTAAATCTAAATCTTTCAACTGCTGAGAATAAATACTCTCTGCTACAAATGGTACTAATAGAGAAGTATCCACTTCTTTATCTATAGCATCAAACAAATCACAACTATCAACTAGTTGTTGATTTAGTTCTTTAACTACACCGTCAACTAAAGGTGTAAATACATTAATACACTCCTCATTCAATAGAGTGCTGTATTCAATCCTGCTTAGTTCTTTGTTAGCTTCTGTATATTTAACTATTGACATGGTTTATCCTTTTACTAATTTAGTTATTGGCACAATTGCAACTACCTGCTTACCTACTGCTACGTTTTACACCCAGCTTGGTGTGTAGTTAGTACCTAACTATAAAGCTAGTACTTTGGCTACTATCTTAGCCTGTACCGCTTTAAAGAATGGTATAAACTCTTTATCAGAGCTCGCTACATCTAACAGTGCTAGAGCACTGTTAAATTCCCCAGTATCACACCTATCATTGATACCGTACTTCTCTTCCAACATTAGTCTAAAGAGTACTTCGTATGTGCATGCAGCTATATGCACATATACTGTCTTACTCTCTGTAACATATTCAATCACTTCTTCCTCTACCATTTGTAGTAGTGATGGAATGGTGTAATGACCATTTACCAGCTTGTTAGTTTAATTATTATTGTTATGGAGACTTATCCAACTATATACTACTATCCTAGTTTAATGTCATTTCGGACAGACTTATTGTATAGCTAGAAGATACGTTTCAATCTCCTCATTCTCTTTTGTATAATATTGGAGCTCTTGCTCCTCCTCTAATTGATTTCTTATCCAAGTTGGTGCATAACACCACTCATCTTGATCCGTAAGGATCATATCGTAATAATAACGATGTATTTCCTTACCGTGAATTTTATAATCTTCCTTAAATTCCTCTATTATTACTTTAGAGGTAAGTCCCCCCCATTTTTCCCATGATCTGTCTTTATCTACTACGTAGAATAGCCCTCTATCCCACTCTTTACTGCCATGAACGTAAGTATAGTTATATCTAGTATATAATGCTTTAAATCCTCCTGCTGGATTCATTGTGAAGGTAGCCTCTACTACCTCCTCTGGGTGGACTGTTAAGTCCCTTACGAATTCTATTCTACATAAGTAGTTATTCTCTATAACTAGGTCATAGATTTGTGTATTTTTGAAGGCAGCTGCCTTCACTATAGACTTTTGTGCTTTAATGTTTAAAGTTCTCATTGTATACTCCTTTTATTAAGCTGCATGAGAGTTTATACTCTACAGAATGCAGGTACATTGTTTAAGCTCAATGTACTAAAGCTATTAGCCTACCATTAGTAGGTATCATGAGTTATAAACTCAATAAGTCACACCTAAGTGTGACCTATAAGCTTATAGCTCTATATTGTCTAATTCCTCCTTTAACTCATCTTCAGTAAACATTTTATATCCACCTACAACGCCATCATGTAAGAATTTACCTGTTGCTGCCCCAACTTTAATAAAGTTTTCTTCTGTTGCTATGTCTGATATGTTTGTTTCTTCACCCATTACTGTTGTCCCAACCATTACATCCGTTACACGTAATGTACCTCGCACCATTTGAGGTGCTTTTGTTGCTAGCACCAACCCTTCGGCAGCTAACCTGAGCGTCTCTGCTATACCTGACTTCACTCCTCTACCGAACATTTTCATCGATCCGGCTACTGTTAGCGGTTTTGTTGTTTTTGTTTCTACTGACATAATGTACTCCTTAAGAGTTACGATTCACCTGTGTTTGAGCAGTTGGTCTGCTTTGATTAGCCTTCGACAAGGCAACTTCTTTTTACCAGTGTGTGTTTCACTACGGGGGGTATCCCCTTGTGAGTGTCGCACAACACTAACACTACCCCCCTCCAACAAAATATAAAATTTTACGTATAAGCCCCTGACTCTAAATCCAACGATAGCCAATTTCCAGCATAAGGCCTTAAGAAAACTTTAAGCATACCTACCTCTTAAAAAATAAAAATTATAAAATTTCCCTATAAAGGCCAACCTTAAAGTAAACTTAGTGTAAGATATATTAAGATGTAATAATAAGTGTGATATAATAGCACATCAAAATAAAAGGTACTGGATATGGAAACAGAAGATATGAGAGAATATGAGGATGCTAGAGAGTTAACAGCGAAAGAGAATATAACAATAATGCGTAAATTGGTTAAGGACTGGCACTTAGGCCCAGATAAAGCCATAGATAACAACCAGGGTAATAACTTGTTCTGGAGTAGCTTAGGTAAGGTTATGGGGATTACTACTGTAGAGGCTAGGAGATTGAGTTGTGCTAGTTGTGAGTATGGTAAAGTAGAACCTGAAGCACTTAAAGCTATGGAGCATATACCATATAATAAATATGATGAAGATGGTGGTATTAGGGTATGGTGTGATAAGTTTGACTTCATCTGCCATGCGGAAAGAGTGTGTCAAGCATGGGAAGAGGATTAGACATGGATAACACCAGACCATTAACAGTAGAAGTCATATATGAAGATAGTAAAGTAGAACAGTATAGTTTTCCACAGGTAGTTGAGCGTAGTGATGCAATAGTAGCTGGAGAGTGGATTAGTTTACCGAATGACCTAACAGATGCAGAGTGTGAGTGGGTCATGGACGAACTAGGGCCTAAGATGAGATCACTGGGGAGTTGACTAGGTATGAAAGTATATTTAGAGCATTACTGCTGGGTGTGTGATGAAGGTATGAAGATGGTGCTTATAGATGGTACCATCAAATGTCCTAAGTGCGGCACACTAGTATATAAAAAAGTGAAGGACTAGTTATCGCACTAGTTAAACGTAAACCCTTAGAAGGTGTGGCTACAAATACCAGCCCATATGGAAGGGTATACGTATTTGAACTAGTTTTTGAGGATGGTACTACAATATACAAAGTAGGTATGGTTAATAGTGATTCTATGAGCAGGGTAACAGACCGGTTGATGGAAGTGCTAAGAAGCTTCTTCATGCAGTACAGATTCGTACCTAGTAGTAGGATAGTTAAAGCTAAGAAGTTTCTGATACCATATATAGTAGAGAACCATCTGCATAAGCTACTAGCTGAACTAAAGTATAAATCAGATAAGAAATACGATGGATATGATGAGATGTTCTCTGATGTAGACATAGATGAGCTGACTAGTTATATGGATAGTTTTCAATATAAGGAACTACTAGTAGGTGAAACTAAGATGGATGTTAGTAGGTACAATAAGATATGTGAGGCTATAAAGATGGATGAGCAGGGTAGCTATAGAGAAAAGAAGGCTAAAGCTACGGATAAGTTGCCATTCTAAGGTTAATTGAAGGCTGCATTAGATAAAATTACTTATCTAAAGAAAAGGACCCAGATGGATAATCCACAACCGATATCCCCATTGATAGCTAAGTTAACAGAGCTAAAGAGACTGCACATAGCAGAGAGAGGTGCTGAACCTAAGTATGTAGTATGTAACCAGTTTACTGCACAGCAGGTAGCTAGAGAAGCACAGTCAACTAATAAGATGGTAGGTAAAGAAGCCACTATAACTATAGAGGACTTACTATTAGTAGTACATCCACAAGATCATAGACAACAACTGGTTATGGAGGTAGTTTAATGAAGATACACACAAATACTCATGACGTATACGTAGACCAAACAGCAGTGGCTAGTGTAAGTATACGAGAAGATAAGCATTGGGACACTAAAAGAGATCAGTACATAGTAGACATAGTATTACAAAGCGCACCTTGTTCTGTACCAATATATACTACATATAGTAAAGAAGATGCTGTAGAACTAGTATGTAAAATTGGAGAAGCTATGGATACCATCGAACCTAGCAAAACATACTTGGATGGCTTTAAGGAAGGTACAGAATACGCATTAAAACTGGTAAAGGAAAATAAATGACATATATCCTAGAAATGAACACTTGTAACAAATGCGGAGAAGAAAAACCTATCCAGGAGTTTTGCAAATCCAGTAAGCGTAAAACAGGTTATACGAACCGATGCAAAAAATGTCATAGGGCTTACTATTATGCAAAAGGAGAAAAGCGTAAGGAGCTAAACAAGCAAATGTATGAAAAGAATAAAGAAGTCATACTTAGCAGGCAGAAAGCCTACTACGATAAAAACAAAGAAAAAATGGTAGAAAGAGGTAAACAGTACTACCAGAGTAATAAAGAAAAGGTAAACCAACTACACAAGAAGTGGGTTGAAAACCATAAACAGGAAGTAGCAGAGTACCAAAAGAAATACAGGGAAGGGAATAAAGATAAACTCCACCTTACTGCTAGAATACGAACAGTAAAACGTAGAGTCAAAAAGAAAGGACAAACACCTGATCTTACAAAGGAAGACTCATATAAAGTCACTTTGTTATATAAGATTAGAGAAAAAGTTACTAAGCAGACTGGTGTATTAATGCACGTAGACCATATCATACCCATAGCTAAAGGTGGATTACACCATCCACTTAATTTACAAGTTATAACGGCAGAAGAAAATCATAAAAAGTTTGATAAAATGCCTGAAAACATACCCGTAGGGTTGTTACAACTACACAAAGAATTTTACATTGACAAAGTAAAAGGATTACCATGGGAATAACCTATATTATTGATAGCAATATACCACTCCTAGATGCACACAATATATACACAATAGGTAACACAGATGACACCATAGTCATTCCAGAGACTTGCCTGGACGAAATAGATTCTAAAAAGTCAGGATTAGGAGAGTTAGCGTACCAAGCTAGAGAATTTGGTAGGTTGATGACTGCTGCTGTGTATATAGGACAGGCATGTAAGAATGGTGCTACGTACATAAACTATAAAGTGAAAGACACTACAGTAACAGTAGTTGCACTAGATAAGTACCCTAGTTATGAAGGTATGGAAAAGAATGTACTTAATGATAGAAAGATAATTGAGTGTGCATTAGAATATAAGAAGGCAGTGCAACCTGGTGAGAAAGTAGTGTTTATGACTAATGATGTAGCATGTGGTATTAGGGCACAGTCGTTAGGGTTAAAGTCCACACAACTAGCTATAGTAGAAGATGTAAAGAAAGAGTTCCTAAAAGAGATGACAATAGATGACTCAGCTGAGTTCTCTACATTACACAATAGTAAGATTACTGACATAGATAAGAATTATGTAATAGGTAACTATAGCTACGTGTTCACTAATAGTGTTACAGGACAAGTTAAGCCTGCTACTATAACTAATGGTTTGATTAATGTGTTAGGCAAAGAGTCTGATAACATCCTACATAGACAAATGGTGGCTCCAGTAAACATAGAGCAGAAACTAGCTAGTAGGGCTATATTGGACCCTAGTATAGATCTAGTTTTGGTAGAAGGGTTAGCAGGGTCAGGGAAAAACACAATTGCTACTAGTAGTGCAGTCAGGTTACTACAGACTAATAAGGATATATATGATGGTATAGTATACATCAGATCCCCACAAAATGACGAAGATGCCGGGGAAGATATTGGGTATCTAGCCGGTAATGACGAGAAGTTTGCAGTGTACCTAGGGCCGATGGAGGACACACTAAGTTTCCTAGTTAGTAGTAATATTAATACTAAAGGTAAAACTGCTAAAGAGGTGGAGGAAAAGATAGCTGCTGGAGTGGATAAACTAGTTGAAGGTTGTGGTATCATCAGTATAATTACTACAGGTTTACGCGGAAGAACCTTTCACGATAAGGTGGTAATCATAGACGAAGCCACAAACCTTAGTCCAGCTACTATGCAGAAAGTACTGACTAGAATAGGGAAGAATTGTAAAGTTATAGTTATTGGATCACAACTACAAATAGATAGTAAATATGTGACTAAGTATAACAACGGTATGGCAGTACTGCTTGAAGAAGCGTATACTAACAGCTTGGATTCAGATATAAAGATGTTTGCAATAGAACTCACTAAGGTTAAACGTTCACCGACAGTAGAATTTGCAGAACGACTATTTAGTAAATAAAAAGGAAAATAAATGGTAGAAGTACTACAGTATTACACATCAAGTTTTGGTGTGTGGTTAGGGATAACACTAGGAATGACTATAATAGGTCAAACAATAATAACTACAGTTAAAGGAAGAAGATAAATGCATATTGAGATACCTAACATGAAAAATGAACATGAGAGAGTATGGGATAGGGATTGCCCTATAGTTAAAGTTAATGAGAAACTATATAGAATATACATGTATAATGAGATCGGTACTCCTGACGAGTATGCAGAACTAATGGAATTGATGCAGGACCTCGATGAAACTGTCACGATTGAATGGTTCTTAAACTCCCCTGGAGGAGTACTTAGCAGTGCTACAATGTTACTAGATGCTATGTTTGTATGTAGAGCTAAACTGGTAGGAAAGTTGAGTGGTATGGTAGCTAGTGCTGCAACAATGCTTACTATGGCATTCGATGAGGTAGAGATTGCTCCCTATATTGAGTTTTTAGTGCATAACTATAGTGCTGGAGGCCTCCAAGGAAAGGGTAATGAGCTAAAGGTTCAACAAGAATTCGTAGATAAAGTAACCCTACAGCTATTTAAAGAAGTGTATAAAGGATTCTTAACTCCAACTGAAATTAAAAAAGTAATGAAAGACCAGGATCTATGGATGACTAAAGACGAGATAGAAAAGAGATTAGCTAAGCGTAAAGAACTTATGGTATAGCCCATAATACATAGGCACTACATAGATAGGTAAGCCCTACTAAAGGAAGTTAAATGAAGCATTACAATCCAACTAAGTTAGTACTTAACATGCCAGTTATGTACAACGAAGCAGATAGTCAGGATAGTTTAATGATTAGTGGGCATTATGCCTATACAGATGAAGATGGGTATCCTCATGTGTTTGAAGAAGGCGGAACTAGTTACACTAGAAATTCGAGACAGGTAGTAAAGTGTAAGTATGCGTTTCCTATGACAGATGCACAATATGAAGTAAAAAGAACAGCTGCTATGCTAGACGGTATACTTGAAGACTTTGTTGATAGCACTAGTGAACAGGAGTTACAGTTAGAAGATGGCCGTGTATACGTAACTAGGGGTAACCAGATAGTGTACATTACACGTACTAACACTAACTCAAAGTTCAACTGTTTCAGAGGTGAAATAAAGGTTAATAAGCATAAAAGGTTAGTTAACTATAATGAAGATGGTAAGATTTATGAGAATTATGGCAATAACCATTTGCTAGACGATATAGTTAACCCAGCTGTAGTTAAATGCACATAATTGTGGTATAATTTCACAACATCCCAGATACCGTGCACGGAAGGCTGGGTTAGTTACCCATAAGTCCGGTACAAGGTAATTCTGTAAAAATAGCTGGGACTGAGACTCGTTGAGTTCTCGCCGATGATGGCAAATTCGGCATATAAAAGAATTCCACCTACACAATGGGGCATCGTATATTGGTAGTACACCACACTTTGACTGTGGTAGGCGAGGATCGTTACCTTGTGCCCCAGCCACTTCAAACAACTTGACTACAATAATAAATTCAGATATAATATCACAAACGGCTATAATAGGTAGCTAACAGACTGATTAAAAATTAATCACTTCAACCTATTAAAGGATAGAAATAATGGCTAGAAGAAAACCAGACTTGACTGAGGTTAAATCACATCAAGCTACATTTAATAAGAAACAGGCAGCTAAACCTAGCAGTTCGAATAAAGCAATAGGTAAGCGAAGACCGGGTAAGATAACTAAAGCTAGGTTGGAAGGGTTACTACCTAAAGGCAGTAAGCATAATATATCAGATAAAATACTAGATATGCTGGATAGTATGGAAGATGACACAGGACTGCCTCAAGAGAGTCTTGAAGAAGATGTGATGAGTTACATGTACATACTCAGGAAAGCCCCTAGAACTAGTGTTGAAGAGCTAATTAATGCGGTTAAGTTTTGTAACCTAAAGAGGAATCACACTAACACTGATGCTTGGAAAATAGTATTCCCTGATCGTTATGATAGACTGACTGAGGAAAACAAACAAGTAGACAATCATGTGTCTATGTATAATAGTACTAAGCTAGTACAAGAGATAGATAAAGAGATGTTGATACCATTTCATATACAGTATATGGCGTATGCTCACAGTGCCATAAAGAAGCAGTATGACCTAATGAATGGTAGAGCAGCACCTAATGCAAATGGAGAGCCTATGACGGTATCACCCATGGTTCAGCACCTAGCTAGTAAGGCACTATTAGAAGCGACTAAGATGCCGGAAACAGCTAAGATAGATTTGACTGTAAGTAAGAGTGATGAAGAGATATCAGTACAACAAGAAATGAATAACAACCTAGCTAAGATAATCAAAAACCAAGAGAATGCTTTTAGACGTGGTGAAGATACAGCTAAGTTGCAACAGATACATATAATAGACAATAGTGATATTATAGACGTAGAGGGAGAATAGATGTTAGTACAGACTAGTCAGTGGCCGGCTGATGTACGAAAGATATACCCATACGCCATAGACCCCCACAATGGTAGAGAGGTAGGTCCGGATGGGGTAGTGCTTAAAGATTTTGTAGATGGTAAAGTAAGGGTGGATAAGCTATTAGACAATATAGATTTGCAGTTAGATTGGTATATACCTAGTAAACATGCTATTGAGTTTATAGTATTCATACGTCTATGCCTAGGGGAAGAACCAGAGAATAGTAATCCTAAAGCTCATTACTTTTTTATGGACTGTATATTTAGACAACCTAATGTTAAACCTTTTTTCATAGTAAGGAATATACCATATGATGAGTTGATAGGGAGAATAGCTATACTGGCTAGTCGTGAGTTTAGTAAGTCCACACTGATAGTGTACCTGTGCTTATTTATGGCTAGTAAAGGAGAACTGCCGGGATTTGGTAAAGTGAACTATTTAATCTATGTTAGTGATAGTATGCGAAATGGTGTTGAAACTACCATGGACACTATACAGGCAGTCTATAATGAGAGTGTGTATCTGCGTAGCCTATTTGAGGATACTAGGTTAATTAAGACAGAGGTTAGTTTTGTTAGAAAGCCTAGAACCGATGAAGAGTTGAAAGTGTATAACTACCACGTCGGTGTCATGGGGGATAAGCCAGAGAATGTGCCTGGTAGGATGAAGAGAACATTCTCACTAGTAGGGATAGGAGCCAACACAGGAGGTAGAGGTAGTAGAGATGGGTTATCACGACCAGATGGTATTATATTTGATGACCTCGTTAGTTCAGAGAACGAAGCAGCTAGTGAGGTGGTGTTAAGTAAGATAGAGAGTACTATAGAGGCAGATATGCTACCAGGTATGAATAACAATAGTAACTTTAGTATTATGATTGGAACTCCGTATAATCCTAACGATCCAGTGTATAAACGTATTGAGATGGGTACTTGGATACCGGTTGTGTTCCCTAGAGGTGAAAGTTTACCTGATGGTAATGAGGAGGATTTCGTAAGTGTATGGCCTGATAGACATAGTTACAAGAACTGTAAAAGGGACTATCTAAATGCTAAGAGGGCTAAAGATGCTGGAGATGCGAGTGTAATGCGTAGAATAATGCAAGAGCACTATTTAAGGATTAGCTCAGATGAAGATAGAGCCATACCAGACGAATTGATACAGTGGTACGATAGAGGTATGGTAGCTAAGATGCTAACAAACTTTACGGTACTGATAACTACAGACTTTACTACTACTAGTAACACTAAGAGTGACTTTAGTGGTATAGCGGCATGGGCTATATCAAATAATGATGATGTGTACCTACTGGACATTAGTTTAGCTAGACTTGAGCTACAGCAGCAGTATGATACCTTATTTAGAATGTGGAGTACTTGGAGCAGAAAAGGTAACCATATAGAAGTTGGTATAGAAATAGACGGTCAACAGAAAGCTCATTTATTTTCCCTGAAGGAACTAATGATTAAGAAAAATATGTATTTTAGTTTTGCTAGACAGAAAGGTGCACCAGCTACTAGAGAAGGTATACTGAGTAAAGGTGTAGGTGGAAATAAGTTTGAGAGGTTTAAAATGATGTTACCTTACTTCCAAAATAAGAAAGTGTACCTACCTAGTGAAATAAAAGATACGCCTGATATGGAGGAGTTTCTTAGAGAACTGAGAAGTGTAACATACTTTGGGTTTAGTGGTCATGATGACGGAATGGATTTAGTGTCTCAGGTTGGGATGATAGACTACCTCCCTCCTGTGAATAGTTCTATACCTAAAGAAGATGAGCTAGACTTAAAAGGTAACCCTATATGGCAGTTAGGACTAGAGGATGATAACGAAAATACAAATAGTGAAATATTCTAGCTAATATTAAAAATAAATATGGTATAATAACGAATATAAAATAAATTGAGAGGCAACTAATGACTGTTCAAGAAGTAATTACATTAGCACAAAAGAGTGAACTTAAGCAGTTAGCCATCAAGAGTGATGTAGAAACAGTAGTCAGTTTCTTGAATTTAGGCTTAGTTGAGTTGTATAAAAGGTTCATGCTAAGAACAGAAGAATACATCATAGAAGCTATAGCTAATGTAGATAGATATGAAATGCCTGCAGATTACATGTGGTTGCTTGAGGCTTACAGATACAAAGTTGTCAGAGATAATTATGTAGATGCAGTGCCCTCTGATGTGTCTAAATTAGCTATAAATGATGATACCGTTAATGATAGTATCAATAGCATTGGGTATAATATGATACAGATAGGTAACCTAGAGGTGGGGCATCTGTACTCACTAGTGTATGTGGCTAAACCTATAAAGATGGTGTATACTGATCTGACTGCAGAAGTTCCACTACCTGAACAATTTATAGAACCTTTACTGAATTATATAGGATACCTTGGGCATAGCACCATAGACCCTACAGCTAAAACAGAAGGTAACGCGTATTATGCTAAATTTGAAGTTAGTGTTAATAGAGCTGTAACAGGCGGTATGTTTACTCAAGAAGGGTTAGGAAGTAGCAATAGATTAAGTGATAAAGGATTTGTATAATGTATAAGTACATGATTGTGAAGGGTGTGTTATGGCTATAACACCAATAATAAATAATAATATAGAATCAGTGATTAACTCACAGATAAATAGTAAGTATGATCAGGTAAGTCAGGTGGCTGCAGTGTTACCTGCTATTTCTAAGTTGGCAAATATATTGGATGCTAGTGTTGACTTTAACTTACTAGCATCTGTTTTAGGCAATCTTGATAGTGTGTCTGCGGCAAAACTTGGAGAGCTGGCTACTGCTAATTTAGTGGAGATGACTAATGACTTAGCTAAGGGTAACTATTTAGGGAATAGAAAACTAGATATCGATTTGTCTCTAAATATCGGATCTAATGGCCTGTCTATATATTATCAACAGGTAGATATTGTATCAAGTGATGGAGTTAGGGTATCGCATCCATTCTACGCAAGCGGTACAACTACAATTGCTGAAACAACGAGTCCTTCACAGATTTTGACTCATATACAAGATGCAATAACGGCGTATAATTTAGCGGAACCAAACGCTACATTACATATACTGAATACTGAGTTCCAACTACTTAATGAAGTTGATGTTACAAAACCAACGGTAATTAGAATTATCGATGTGGATGGTAAAGCTTCAGGGATAGCTAGAATTGAATTAGTGAGAAATGTGTCAGGAGTTGTGGATAGTTATTTCTGGGAATTAACAACATCCTCACTACAAACACTTGCTAACAGAATTGGAGATTTACTGGCTCTTGGAGCATCTATACCAGATATTGTAGCACTTGCTTCTAAACAGATAGAGATAGAGAACCTGTACGCGAATAGAGGAGCATTATTCAGTAACGCGGATAGCCTATATACAGAAATGAGTAAGTTAGTTACTCTGTATAATAATATAACTTCCTTAGTAGCCATAAATGCGAGTCTTGCAAATGTAAACGCTGTTGGTGCAGACCTCACTAACATAGATGCTATAGCACCTCATGTGTTAAACATAGACACTACTGCTTCAAGTATTTCAGATGTAGTTACTGTCTCAAGTAATATCGCAAAGGTAAGCACTGTATCCGCTGACATAACTAATATAGATAACGTAGCAACACAGATAGTTCCAAATCTTACTACTATACTTGATGTATCAAATCAAGCAGCAGCAGCATCTCAAAGTGCAGTCAGTGCTAGTGCTAGTGCTACAACAGCAACAGATCAAGCTACGCTAGCTACAACAAAAAACCAAGAGATTAAAGCAATTAGTGTGGCTAATACAACTACTGGTGCAGCTGGGACACTTGCTAATGTTGTATATGACAATGTTAATAATACCTTCACGTTTGTGGTTCCTAAGGGTGACAAGGGAAGTAAAGGTGATCCATTTACAGTAAACTCACTTGGGCATACAGCAGATAAAGCACTGTATGATACACAAGCAACAGGGTTTAGTTTTCTTGATTTAGACACTTCACTTATATACTTTAAAAATAGTAGTACCTCTGGAGACTGGACAGCTGGTGTTCCTTTCGGTAAAGGGGATACGGGAGCGACTGGCGCTACAGGTAATGGGGTAGTAAGTATAACGTTTACTTCCACAACTGATATAAGTAGTACTCCTGCACAGTCTGGTGCTACTGATACATACACTATAACCTATACAGACACTACAACATCTACGTTTAGTGTCCACAATGGATTAGATAGTGCAGTGTTGAGTGTAGCAGGGAAGACAGGAAGTATAGTTCTGACAAAGACGGATGTTGGTTTAGCTAATGTTGATAATACAGCTGATTTACTTAAGCCTATATCAACAGCCACACAAACAGCCTTAGACTTGAAAGCTAACACAGCGAGTGTTACAGGAACACTATTAACAGGAGTGATAATATAATGGCAAAAATGACACACGATTACTTAGATACTGCAGGGTTGAAACCAGCAGCAACAGAAATAAGTAAGGCACAGATAGCAATAAATTTAGTGGATAAGACACTATGGACTAAGGATAGTAGTGGTGCAGTGATACCAGTAGGGGGTAATAAGGCTACACTAACTCCTACACTTAGTGGTCCCAGTTCAGCTTATGAGAATACAGCTGTAACCGTTACTATAGGTAATTACTTAAGTACACTGACATATGTAGTAACTGTAAGTGGTGGTACAGTCACAAGGAGTGGTGCTACTATAACATGGACACTACCAAATGTAACTGCAGACACAGCAAATACGTTAAACGTTACAGCAGAGAATGTAGGGATTAGCTCGGTATCGAGTGCGGCAGTCCACGCTTTAACTGTATTAAACATCTATAGTATTGCAGACCAAGCATCGGTATATGACTCAGTAAGTATGGGAGAGTTCACGTCACTAGCTAATACAACAGCTACTACAACACTAAATGCAACTCCTATTAATACTACGAATATAATTAGTTCAGCAGTAGTGGATAGTTTTGATACAGTAACAAGAGTAGTAGATGGCGATGTTGTAAACGTAGATGGTACTGACTTAGTAGCCAGTGGTGTTAGTACTAATAGTATAGTAAGTTCAACTAACCCTTTTGGTGATGGCAGCTTAGTCGCTAAATATGAATTAGATGGCAACGCTAATGATACATTAGGCTTGAATAATGGTACTACTTCAGGAACTATAGCTTATGGAACTATGAAATTTGGTAATGGAGTACTTAATATTAATTCAACTAATACTATATCGTCCCCTATTTCTATTGACGCTACTATACATACCTTAAGTTGGTGGATGGTAGATAGGAGTTCTGGTAATGGGTATAACAGGAGTGAGTTATTTGCAAAGAACCTGATATATACATCAGCTAACTATTTTGGTTATAGCTGGTATGGTTGTAGCACTGATATGAGATTAGATTTTGGTACTTTAGATAGAAGTGTTTTACACCATTATGTAGTTGTAATCAATAATGGAATTGCAGAATTATATGTAGATGGGGTATTATTATCTACAGACACATATACCCCAAAAGTAGAAACATTGAGTGGATTTGCCCTCGGTTCTCCTAATAGCGCGTATCCCTGTAATACAGACTTTGACCAAGTAGAAATATACAATAGAGCATTGACAGCATCAGAAGTAAATACCTTATACACACAATCAGCTTACTCAGTACCTACTACATCAGTTACTGCAGGTGCTACACCATTTACAGCATACATAAATGAGCACAGAGCTATAAGTAATAAAATAGTTCAAGATGCAGTTGATACAGACTGGAATAAAATAGGTACTGGAACTACACCATTCCAAGGTAAGTTTGAGTATACAAATATAAGTACAGCTACAGTAGCTAATACACTAACTACCAACACTAAGATAGCTAATGGAGATAATTTAGTTATTGTAAAATTAGATAATAGTGTCAATCAGGTGGTAGCTAGTGGAGTTACTGTTAGTGCTGGTGTTTATTCTATGGACACAACAGCTACTACTTTAGGAGAGATACCTAGTATAGTGTATGCTGTGGATGATAAATTGTCATTCTTAGATAGTGTTAATGGTAAAACTGATATAGTCAAATTAAGTGATAGTTATGTATATAGTGATTTAGCAAGTAGTACTAATCCATTTGGTGATGGTTCATTAATAGCTAAATATGAATTAAATGGTAACGCATTAGATACATTAGGATTGAATAATGGAACAGCTAATAGTGTTACTTATGGAGCTGGTAAATTTGGACAGGCTGGAGTGTTTAATGGGTCTAGTAGCTATATAACAATAGGAAATATAGTACCTATTAAAAACTACACAATATCTATGTTTATTAATATAGACGGTAGTAAGTCACAAACTTTTTATTTTTTTGAATATAGCACTAACTGTACATTAAAATTTAGTGCTGGGATACTGTACTTCGGTGTATATGATAGTGGCGTAACTTTGCATACTGTAAGTTATGATATATCTTCTCTATATAATACCTATATTCATGTGGTAGCCGAACTTGACTCATCTTTAAACATAAACATGTACATAAATGGTAGTTTAGTAGGAACTACAACTACTCCAAATGTTAGAGTGTACGGGTCAGTGGTAGAAATAGGCAGAAACTATGCTTATAGTACAGAGTATGTACTAGGTTCAATAGGTCAAGTAGAAATCTATAATAGAGCATTAACAGCCGCTGAAGTAAATGTCTTATATACACAGCAAAAAGAAAAGCTCTTAAACACAAGAACATACACAGATACACAATTAGTACTAAATACACGAGATTTAGAAGCTAGAGTAGAGTTAAAAGCAGATGGGGATAAGATGACAAGCCTATCTACTACATTATATAAGGTGATATAAATGAAACTAGAAAAATACACAGATATTAAAGGGGCTTTAAGAACCCCTAAGTATAAGGAAGTTAGAGAGACTCTGTCTCAAAAACATGGAGATAGAACAGTAGCTGTAGATAAACTGGTAGCTACTAACACAGCAGGGCAGGTCATTGATGCAGATGAGAAGTCAATGGATAGATTTGATAGGGTTATATCTTTAGGTATAGCTCAAGTCATGTTAGCTACAAACCCTACTAATACGGCATGGGATGCTGTTGTATTCCCCTGGGTAGACGCTAACAATAAGGTAATTCAAGTAAGTTTGAGACAGGCTGTTGAGCTTCAAGCTGATGGACTGAATAAGTTATCGGCTGTTTGGGGTGTGTAATGCTTAGCTTACTCCCATTTATCATAACAAAGTTTGCACACGAGATAGGTTTTAGAATTGTGGGCATATTCATATATCCATTAGCTTATATACTTAGATGGAAGATTAGAGATGTGCTATATAGTGGGCATAAAGCTTATTTCGAGCAGATATGCTTCACGGATGATAAGACACTACCTATACCAAAGTTTACACTCAAAGAAAGATTAGCTTGGTTGTTATGGTTATTCCTTGACGATAGTCCTGCTAAGGATAGTATTGTAAGAGTTCGCGCGAGTACATACAATCTTAGTAAGACTTATGATAGTGCCTTAATTGAAACAGCATATCCTTTTAAGTTTATATATAAGTATAAAATATTAAGAGATTATTGGTGGAGCAGTGTTAGAAATTCACATGTAAACTATTTCAGTTGGATAGTTACTGGTGGATGGACTGATGACAAGAAAGTGATTAGTGGCGACTATGAAGACTTAATCGGTAATGGTTGGGCTAAGGTTGGAGAGAAATGGTTTAAGCAGTATAGAAATGGGAAATATCTGATAAGTGTAAAGCACAAGAATGGTAAATATTATCCATTCTATCAATACCATAGTGACAAGTGGCTTATAGCTATCGGCAAGAACAGTGGTAGTGGTAGAGAAACTTTTACTATTAGAAAATCAAAACCAGTGGATAGTTATTAATATGAAATTAAGATACTCACAACTCACAGAGGAACAAAAAGAGTATATCTGCAATGGTTGTGGGTCTAAAGGTGCTTTTGTTAAAGTGCCTAACTTCATGTTTTTAGCTTCATGTAACCACCATGATTTTTTATACTATACAGGTGCATCTGAAGAGGATAGAAAATTAGCTGATAAGTCGTTTTATAAGTGGATGAGAGAAGATATAAAGGTAAGTGGTAAAAGATGGTATATAAAAACCTACTATAAGATGTGGGCTTTTACATACTATAAAGCAGTTAGAGTGTTTGGTAAAAAGCATTTTAGCTATAGAGAAAAACCTATGACTTTAAAACAACTTCAAGAGGAAATGAAAAAATGAACGATAATGAGAGAGAACTGTTACATACAAATAGTAAAGACATAGGACAACTAACTGTATCGCTTAAATATTTAGCTAATACTTTAGAGACAATGGCGGAATTTAATGCTAGTACGAATACTAAAATCGAAACAATGGTTGATGCTATGAACTCACACTCATTACTTAGTCAGAAAGTGGATGATATGGATGCACATATTAGAGAAGCTTTTAGCAATAGAGACAAAGTTAGGACAGAAAACTTACATGACTTTGAGGACAAGCTAGTACAAGTAGTAAAAACTTGTAATGATAACGCTGAATTAAAGCTATCTGACTTTAGGATTAAGTTAGCAGAAGAAAGAGAGATTGTGCTGTCAGGTGTTGACGCAAAAGGGTATGCTAGATTATGGAAAGGACTTAGTGTAGCATTTGTGGCTATGGGTTTTATATTTGGGTATTTGTACTTAGATATTAGAGAGGTACACAATGCTGGTGTAACAACAGAAGATAAGATTGTGGCGCTTGATAAACAATTTACAGCTCATGTCGCAGCTGATAGTGCAAGAAGACCGTGAGAGAGTGCATAATCTGCGGTGGTAATAGTGCAGATACTAGACCAGTATGTAAAACTTGCATGGATAAGATTATAAAAGAGGAGAAGCATAATGGATTTCATTAAAAGTATATTTAGTTCTAAAGTTGCTGAAAAAGCAGTTGATGGGATATATAACGGTGTGGATAAGGCTTGGTACACAGATGAAGAAAAAGCTGTTGCTCTTCAAAAGCAGATAGACACTAAGATAAAGTTGCTTCCATTGTTTGAACCTTTTAAGATAGCTCAAAGAGTGTTAGCCTTTTGGTATAGTTTTCTGTTTGGGATTAGTTTTCTAACTGGTTTAGCTATGGTGGTTTTTAATGCTATTTATAAATTTGTAGAACTTAAAGATGGTGTTAAAGCTAAAGATATAGTTCAACTTGATATTACACAATTATTGAATGTAGTTAGTGGGTTTAGTCTAGGATATATAGCTATTGCTATCATTACTTGGTATTTTTCTGGTGGTATAATTTCTAGTTTTAAAGGTAAAACTAGTGCGAAGTAAGTATTTTGAAATCCATGAGTTAGTGCCTAGGGGCTTACATGAGAGATATACGGAAAAGGCATGGAAGTTCGTAGATGTGAGATTAATAGAAATTATAGATAATCTAAAGGAGCACTTTAACTTAGGTAGTATGACTATCAATAATTACTATTGGGATGGTAGTAGAGAGTGGAGTGGCATAAGAACTCCTGACAGTCCGTATTACAAGGTAGGAAGCCAGCATAGTTATGGTAAAGCATTAGATATAGTATGGAGTGATTACACTACTAAAGAAGTCAGAGACTACGTATTAGAGAGCTTAGATAAATTCCCACATATAAAAGGATTAGAAATAGCTGATTGGTTACACATCGATTTAAGAAATGAGGACAGCATAGTTATATTTGATGCTAACAATAGAGTGTACTCGATAGAAGAGGCACTACAACACAACTAAGGATCTACATGGCTAATGTAAATAGTTACAACATAGAAGTACTGGTTAATGCGGACACAACTACAAAAAGACAAAAAGAGATGTTACTAGTATTTCAAAAGGAAGGTACACTGAAGGGTGTAGCAAACGTGCTTAACGTACGTGAGCACACTATAGGTGAAGCATTACGTAGATGTAATAAGAATTACTTAGCAGCACAAGTAGATGAACTAGTGGCAGATAGACAGATATTAAAGGGTACCACTACCCTATATAAGGTAGATGAAGATACAGGTAAGAAAAGAGAAGTGTTACAGTGGGTGAAAACTAAGGTTGATGATAACTTAGTAGAGGCTATAGAAGAGTACACTAATAAGTTAGCCAGTAGGGTTGAAGGGTTAAAGCCTAAAGTAGTAATTCCTACTGAAACCGTAGATGACCTACTTACAGTATATGTAACTACTGATATGCATTTAGGACAGTATTCTTGGAAAGAAGAGACTGGTAAGGATGTAAATGTAAATACCGTGTATAATAATACTTTAAAAGCGCATCAACTACTCCAACAAACTACACCGAAAAGTAAAAAAGCTATAGTGCTGGATCTAGGAGATACTATGCACTCTAGTGATGATGCGAATAGAACCAAGAGTGGACACGAATTAGATGTTGATACAAGGCATGCTAAGATATTTCAAAAACTGGTCGACTTAAAAATTAATATAATTGACTCTGCACTGGAGAAACATGAATCTGTTAAATATATAGTAGTCCCAGGTAACCATAGTGATTTAATAGGGCATTACTTAGTGGCCATGCTTAGTGCTTACTACAGAAATGAATCTAGATTTGAAGTAGATAAAAGTGCAGCTATGCATAAATACTATAGACATGGCAAAGCTGTATTATTAGGATTTCATCATGGACATTCTACTAAGCTTGCTAAATTACCTGAAATCATGGTATGGGATAGGAAAGAAGATATAAGTGATACTACATACAGATATTGGTTAACAGGGCATGTACACCAACAAAAATTGATTGATAACCCTATATGCCAGATAGAGTCTTTTCGTAATCTAACTCCTAATGATGCATGGGCGGCAGGTGCTGGTTTCAGAGGATTAAAACAAGCTACAGCTATTACTTATAGCAGTAACTATGGGGAAGTAGCTAGAAATATCGTATCTATCCAAGAAGTGGAAGAATCTAAACATGGCTAGTAAGTTGACTACAGAGGGGTGGGTAACAAAGGCTAAAGCCATACATATCTTTCAGCGGGGAGACTGAATGTTTTTCAAAAGTAGTTATTTCAGACTCTGCAAAGTTAGTTGAAAATAAGTAGAGTTGTGGTATAATAGTGACAATAAATAAATATAAGGACTTAGTTAATGTCAGATAGAGAAGTACAAGAACAAAAACCTAGAAGAAAAATAGACAAAGCTAAGATTCTTAGAGCATGCCAAGCGGACTTTAAAAGCGCAAATACCTTACGTAAGTCTGTGGATATAGATATTAGAGCTAGAAGGGCAACTCTGCAGGGAGAAGCATACGGTAATGAGGAAAAAGGCAAGAGTCGAATAGTAGCCAAAGTTGCTAAGAGACAACAAGCTTGGAATATCCCTTCAATGAAGGAACCATTTGTTAGTACTCCGAACTTAGTGAGATTTAGTCCAATCACTGCTAATGATGTACAAGCATCTGCACAGAATGAGTTACTGCTCAATACGCAGTTCTGTAGACAGTTTGATAGATATAACTTCATAACAAAAGCCCTCAAGGTGTTAGAGACAGATGCTACTGTGTTTGTACAGACTGGCTGGGAGTATGAAGAAGAAGAGAGGGAACAAGAAGTAGAGATAGTGGTAGTCGGTGAGGATGGTATACAGAGGGTTGTGACTACTACAGAGAAAGTAACAGTGCCTATAGTGAATAAGCCTACTGCAAGGGTATGTAGAAGTGAGGATGTGTTTCCAGATCCTACATGTGAGGATGACCTTAGTAAGGCGCAGTTCTGTGTGTATAGATATGAGACAGACTTAAGTACACTACGTAAAGATGGTAGATATAAAAATTTAGATAAAGTACTGCAGAATATGATGAGTGCAGAAGAACTAGATCCAGGATATATCAACCCAGATAAGACATGGTTTAAGTTTGAAGATGACCCACGTAAGAAACTACTAGTGCATGAATATTGGGGTAATTATGATATCAATGATGACGGTATAGCTGAACCAATAGTATGTGTATGGGTGGATAATATAATTATAAGATTGGAAGATAATCCCTATCCAGGTAAGCAGATACCCTTTCTAAGTTGTACTGCGGATAGTATACCGTTTAAGTTGTATGGTGAAAACGATATAGATAATATAGAGGATCAGCAGAAAGTTATTACTGCGGTCACTAGAGGTATCATAAATAATATGGCAGCTAGTAATAATGGGCAGACTGGTATACGTAAGGGAGCGTTAGACCCTGTACAGAAGAAACGTATGTTAGATGGTAAGAACTTTGAGTTTAATGGTAACCAGAATGACATATGGCAAGGCAGCTATAACCAGATACCAGGTAGTGCATTCCAGATGTTACAAATGATGAATGGTGAAGTAGATAGTTTAACAGGTGTGAAAGGGTTCAGTGGTGGTATCACAGGCGGTAGTCTAGGTTCTAGTGCTACAGCAGCTAGAGGTGTGTTAGATGCTACAGCGGTTAGACGATTAGATAAGGTTAGAAATATAGCTGAGAACTTAATTAAGCCTCTGATTAGAAGATGGATGGATTACAATAGTGAGTTCCTGAGTGATGAAGAAGTGGTTAGAACTACTGAAGATGAGTATGTGGCTATACGTAAGAGTGACCTAGAAGGCCGTATGGATATGGATATTGAGATTAGTACACCGGAAGATGATGCTGCTAAGCGAAATGAGTTAGGGTTTCTGTTACAGACAATGGGGCCTAACCTGCCATTTGAGATGACACAGAAGATACTAAGTGAGATAGCTAGGTTAAATAGGATGCCTAAACTGGAGAAAGACATAAAAGAGTATAAGCAGCAACCAAATCCGCAAGAAGAGGAACTGAAGAAGTTACAGGCTCAGAAACTGCAGATGGATATAGCTAAGGTTAAAGCTGAGATACAGAAGATATTCTCTGAGAGTATAGAGAACAAAGAGGGTGATGTAGTTAAGAAACAAGCACAAGCAGAGTTGCTTAAGGCACAGGCTAACTTGCTAAGCAGTAAGAAAGATACTGAGGATTTGAACTTCGTTAAGGCTGATAATAAAGAAAATGAGTCGTTCCAGTTGGAAAAACTAAAAATGGAACAACAACATAAAGCTGAGATGGAAACATTAAAAGCTAAGATGAATCTAATTCAACTTCAGTACCAACGAGATGCAGGGGATAAGCAACTCGGTGTAGTACAGTAGTATGATAATTAAATAAAAAGGAGTAACTATGGCATTTGATTTAACCCCTACAACAGAACTAAGTAAGCTTGCACAGATAGGTAAGCAGACATTAGAAGAGAAAAGGGCTAAAGAAGCTTTTAACGCAGGTAGTATGCAAGGTAAGGATGCCATTCTACGACATATACCGGTAATACAAGAGCAAACAACGAACGAGGTACTAGCTAAGCTAGGTATACACCCTGGGTACAATGCACCTGATGGGTTATCAACACAACTACTAAAAGGATAAGATATGATGGGACAAGGACAAGGATTAAGTGCAATGGGTGCTGAACAACAAGAAGCTCCAGCGACGGAACAAGGTGAGACAGGTGCTCAAGAGCAACAAGAACCACAAGGTGTTACACTAGAAGACGTAGTTAAAGCATTGATGCAAGGTGCTACTCCTCAGCAACTTCAAGATGCTGGAATACCGATTGAATTGATTAAGCAGGCAATCCAGATGATACAACAACAAAGTCAAGGGCATATGGGGCAAGGTGGACAGCAGCAAGGACAGGGATTAAGTCAAGCAGGAATGCAGTAACTTAAAGTTCCCTTAAGCTGATAGTCTGTATAATAACAGTAACGAAATAGTATTCGTAATTAACCTATAAAGGAATTACATCCATGGACGTAATAAATCAAGAACAAACAGCGGGTAAGCCACTGACATATTGGGCAGAACAGGCAGAAGCTCTAGCTAGACTAGAAAACAATTCAGACTTCAAGAAAGTAATTGAAGAGGGATATTTCAAAGATAAAGCAGTAAGTGGTGTGAGTATTTTAGCAACTGACCAAGTTAAGAATGGTGGTAAGAGAACTGATGTGATGGAGAGCTTAATTGCTATAAGTGCATTACAGGATCATTTCCAGACTATCTATGCTATGGGGCAAGCTATTAAAGCTGAAGCAGAAGACGCTGACTATGAAGATGTAGAAGTAGAGGGGTAACCTATGGCTTATACAGAAGAGGAACTCTATGATATGTCAGATAGTGAACTAGCAAGTGCTATGGCTGAAGAACGTGCAGAGATGGATTCACCTGATACTGAATACGAAGAAGAGATCGAACCAGAAGTGGTTGAAGAGTCTGAAGAAGAGGAAGTGGAACAGCCTGAAGAGGAATCCGCAGAGCCTGAAGAAGGACATGACAGTGAAACGCCTGAGGAAGAAGAGGAACCTGCACCTGAAGAAGGTGAAGATAATCCAGAAGCTAAGGAAGACGAAGTAACAGAACCTAAAGTAGAAGAACAAGAAGCTAAGACATACAAGTATAAGGCAAATGGACAAGAGTTCGAGTTCACTGAGGACGAGGTGTTAAACCAGTTCGGTAAAGTGTTTGGACAGTCTATGAACTATACTAAGAAAATGCAAGCTATTGCTCCTTATCGTAAAATGATAAGTGCTTTGGAAGAAGAGAAGCTAACAGAGGATGATATGAATCTGATGATAGATGCTCTTAAAGGTAACAAGGACGCTATTACTTCACTAGTTAAACGAGCAGACGTAGATGTACTCGATTTAGATTTAGAGAAAGAAAGTGAATATGTGCCAACTAGTTATGGACGTGAAGAGAGTGAGTTGAAAGTTCAGGAAGTGATTGACGAGATTGCCTCTGATAAAGAATTTCCGATTACTCAACATGTGGTAGCAGACCAATGGGATGACCAAAGTCGAGATGTATTCGCTCAGAACCCTGAGTTGATTAAGGAACTGCATGTAGATGTGGTGAATGGTACATTTGATAAGGTTAGTCCTATGGCTATGAAGATGAAAGTATTAGATGGTGGTCGTAGATCAGACATTGATTACTACATCGAGGCTGGTAAGCAATACCATATGAGTTCACGTGCTGTGGAACTACAAAACCAAGAGACGTTACAAGAGCAACAAAGAGTTGAGCAAGTCCAAGCTAAACAGCAAGAACGAACTCAAGTTAAGGAAAATGCTCCTAGACGTAAGGCTGCAACAATACCTCGTAAGAGGGTGAGCACACCAAAAGTAACGGACTACTTAGATGACACTGATGAAGCGTTTGATGAGTGGTACGCGAAATTGCAAGACGGTATGTAAAAATACCGGTCTAAAGCTATACAAGGAATAAAATATGGCAACTCAAGTTTATGGAACGGGCTTAAATAGCTCACAAGGTGCTAACACAATAGTACATTACTACGACAAAGCTGGTATAAAAGCAGCAAACAGAGTAAATATTTACTCACAATGGTCTAAGCGTAAAGCTATGCCCAAAAAAATGGGAAGAACATTTAAGATTAGTAAATTCATGCACATGTATGATCGTTCACTAAGTGATGCTGCATTCAGTTCAAAAGGTTACCTTAGTGGTAGAGATTTAACTGCTGTTCAGACATTGTTAGCTGCTACAGATGGTACAGGTGCGTCACTTACTGAAGGTGCTGGTGCGACTAATGAACGTACATTACAGAAAGTTACTGTTGAAGCAACACTAGCTCGTTATGGTGAGATGATTACCTATACTGATGAAGTAGAGTTATTCTCTGAAGACACTATGCAAGTACGTTACCGTGAAGAACTAGGTGAATTAGCTAATAGTAGATTTGAAGATTTAGTACAACTAGATATGCTTGCTACTACTACTAAGATGTATTCAGGTGTTGCGACATCTATGGCTACAATTGGTACAGGTGCTGCTGCTGATGGTACAACTGATGATGCGTGGAAAGTTAGTTATGACTTAATTCGTAAAGCTGTTCGTAGATTAGTTCGTAACAGAGCTAAGAAGAATACTTCTATCGTAACTGGTTCAACTAAGATTGACACTAAGACTATCGCTAAAGCATACTATGCAATTATCGATGCTGACACTAAGTCTGACTTAGAGAACCTTACACGTGGTACTGGTTATGAGCGTGAGTTTGTATATGTTCCATTCCATAAGTATGGCGATGCTGCTACAGCTGCTCAAGGTGAAGTTGGTGCAATGCATGAAGTTAGATTCATTGAGTCTGAAGCTGCATTAGTTAACTACGGTAAAGGTGCTGCAATTCCAGCTAGTTACACTGGTACACTTGCTAATGATGGTACTAACTTTGATGTTCACTCAATCCTGTTCCCTACTGAAGGTTCGTTTGCAACTATCGGTCTTAAAGGTATGGGTCGTATCAAGTTTAATGCTAAATCACCTAGTGATGTTGACTTAACTAATCCTTACGCAACTAAGGGATTCTTCTCTTACAATATGTTTTATGCTGGACTCATCCTTGAGCCAGAGAAACTATTACGTATTGACCTAGCTGTCAGTAAGTAACAATACTGCGCCTAGCTTTGGCTAGGTTAGCTACCCTCACCAGTTAACCTCCCCTTAAGTAAACCTTAGATAGAATACAGTAATTGAGTTTGCTCAATAAATAAACACCCGTAAGGAATTATGCACATGGCAAAAATAGACGAATTAAAGTTAGAAGCAGATGAGCTTGGAGTTAAGTACAGTCCAAACATCGGTGAAGCTAAACTAGCTGATAAGATAGAGGCTCACTATAAGAGCTTAGAGACAGGTACACCTGCAATTAAAGAGGAAACACCTGAAGAAGAAGTAGTTAATGCTGAAGCTAAAAAGAAAAGTGGTGTAAAGACCATTGGAGAACTGGCTATTGAAGCAGAGAAAGAAGCTAGAAAAACACATATCGTTGTTATTACAGATAATGATCAACGTGAGAATAACCTGACTAGTACAGTACCGGTTACGTGTGGTAATGGCTACTTTGAACTAGGTACTAAACATATCCCGCTTAACTTGCCTGTAGAGGTAGAGCAAGGGTTTATCAATGTACTGAAAGAGATTCAAATACCACTAGCTGTTAGAGGTATTGACGGTAGTATGAAAACAACTATTCGTAATAGATACTCTATTAGTTATGAAGACGATCTTAAGAAAGAAGATTAGTAGATAGCATTCACTTAGGTGAGTGCTAGTGTATTAATAAAGGAAATGTAAATGGCTTCAACACAAGTGTACACAAAAGAAACAATCAACAAGTTGGATGTGCTTTCACCTTATAAAGAGTTGATGGAAGCTTCTATGAGTAAAGATAGTATATACATACATGCTAAAGAAACTATGCAATCGTTCTTTGAGAATAGTAATATGACTGATGCAGACAAAGCGTCAGTGTTAAGTGGTATGCTTACTCAGATGGTAGCAGGTGTTACTAGTAATGCTATGAACAGTGCAATAGCTATAGCTAAAGAAGATAGAGATGGTGCATATCAACTAACTGCAGTACGTGAAGATACTCTACTTAAGCAAGAACAAAGAGATAAGCTGGCTGAAGATAAAGCAAACGTTACTAAACAAGGTAAGTTGATTGATGCACAGCGAGATGAGTTAGTCATTAAAGGATGGGCAGAACAGGCTAGTATGGAGAAAGACTTAGGAGTTATGCTAAGTAACCTACCTGCTACTACTGATACTGTTAAGTTACCGTCTATTGCTGTATCAGATAAAGGTACTAAATGGGAGCAAATGCAACAACTTAAGATGAGTGTATATGCTACCTTAGCTAAGAGTTATAGAGAGAATGGTACTATTACATGGACTGTAGACCCTAACTCGAATAAAATTAACACAATTACTGACTTAGCTCCTGCTACCCCTGGATTAACTAAGAGACAGGAGCAAGTTGCGATTAGACAAGAGAAAGCATTTGACGATAACAAGGTACAACATGCTGCTAATAGTTCAGCTAATATGATTGGATTACTGCTTAGTGCTAGTGATGCTGGTGCGTTATCAAAGAGTGATGTAACTAAATGGAGAACAGCTATAGACTATCTGAATACTTCAGGAGTAGCTACTGTACCTATCAATACTGTATATGGATCAATAGTTATACTCACTAGTCCTACTACTATATCTAAAGTTGGTGATAACTACGTAGTTAGTGGTACTACTTCCAATATACCTGCTGGTAACTCTGTTACTGTAACAATTGAAACTAGTGTTAATGGAATAGATAAACAATCTACAGAAGCAGCAACCGTTGTTAATAGTGATAACACTTGGACTGTCACGTTACATACAAGTATGTTTACTGACATTGATGTAGATACTGATGCTGTTATTAAAGCTATGACAGTAGATAGTACAGCACACTCAAGATATGATACTAACCCTGTAAATGTTACAGCATAAGGATAAGATATGGCAGATTTCGTAATACCAAAAGGTGAAACATT